TTTTGATGCAGCTGCTTATAAAAACCTTTCCCGAGAGGAATGGGAGGCAGCCACAGGCAAATTCATTGAGAAAGTTAAGACTCGTCAGGTAAAATCTTTACATTATACCCATAGTATTAATACTTATGGGAAATATATGTATATAGAGAAATCTGAACGTAGCTCGGTGTCAAATTCTCATTGGGATTATATGGATGAGATGGATGAGTTCCTCAATCGCGAAAGCGCTATGAGGGAAGATGCCTCTCCTCCTGCTGCCACACCTTCATTTGAGGAAAATAGTCAGTCGGAAACCATACTTAATGGTATGATTAACGACATCAGAAACACTATGATTACTCAACGTGAGACTCTTACGGAAAAACAGTTGCGAAATATGCATAAATCCATATTAGCATTAAATGTTCTTTTAAACGTTGATTTTTCCGAAGAATTTGAGGAAGTACCGATTACACCGCGAGTGAGCAACGGAAAGGAACCTCAAGTCTCAGAGAAGGAGATTACATCAGAAGTTTCTGGTGGAAATCCTCTCACGCCTGTTGGAAATCCGACTACGTCTAATTTAGATGGAAAGGAGATTACAGCTCTTGTTGAAAAGACAGTCGAAGGACTGTTGAAAGATTTCAACAAACCTCAAAAAGCAAAAGCTTCGGAAAGGGCTGCGCCGATTACACCGTCTAAGGTGGAAAGGCCTAAGCTATCGACTACGAAGTCTGCTCCTACTGTCCTTCAGACGAAAAACAGTAAGAAGAAAGCGGCTTTAGTTGAGTCAGGTGTTAAGAAGGTGGATTTTCAGAAACGCCCCTCGTCAACCCCCAAAACTGGTATCAAGTTATCTCCGGTTATGAGTGGGAAGACGGTGAAACCATCAGTGACAGGGGGATTGGATTACGAAAAGTTGGCAGATGTTCTGTTAAGCATGGTGGGTCGAAGGTTACGAAGCCCACCCAGTGCTTGCTCAGAGCAAGAGAAACCGAAGAAGGTCTTGCAGAGTGGGATTTCCCCCCTCGTCACTCAGGAGCTCAACTCAGGTCTTTACAGCTTCAAGCCAGTAAGTTCCGCTGTGTTGTCCCCTGCCCAGGAAGCTGCAGGCCAGAAGATCGTAGACATTTGTGTAGTAAGCTTATCGCGAAAGCAAGACAAAGCTTACAATCGCATTTGCCAAACACGGACGTTCCAGCGGCTTTTGCGGGACAGTGGACCGGAGAATGCCCGGACTTTACGGAGGAGTCTCTTGACTTACGTTCTTTCATTAGGAACAACGTTAACCGTAGTGCAAGTCCAGGATTTCCTCTCTGCTTACTTGCAGGAGACAATGGCACCCTCATCGACAACTTCCTTGACGTTGTCGTCGAGGAGGTGCTAAAACGCCTTCGGCGGCTGGCTCTTTTCATCCCTGACGGGAAAAAGTATACAGCCGTAAATTTAGTCAGGGCAGGTTTGGTTGATCCTTTTAAGCTTATAGCTAAAAATGAACCACACACCATCGAGAAATTAGAAGATGGTCGTGTTAGGCTTGTTTGCAGTGTCTCAGTGGTAGATAATATCATCGAGATGCTTTTGGACAAGCCTCAAAATCTTGCTGAGATCAACATGTGGAAACTGTTACCCCTTAAACCGGGAATGGGATTACACGATGAAGGTCTTGAGGCCCTTTTCAACTATGTGAAACAGATCGCCGCCATATGCAGGTTAGCTGAGGCTGACATTTCTGGGTGGGACTGGACTATGCAATGGTGGGAAATGGTTGCCGAGCATCAAGGGCGACTTGAGCTTAACGGCGGTGCAGGTACCATATGGGATATTCTTAGGTTTGCTCATATTTACTGCATGGCTCGGAAAGTTTTTGTGTTAGCTGATGGAGAAATGATTGAACAATTGACTCCCGGCGTTATGGCATCAGGCCGTTATAACACTAGTCGTGGTAACTCGTATATTCGAGCCCTTGACCATCTGTTGGTTGTAGACCTATCTGAGGATCCTGATAAAGTTTCGATGGAAATTAATTCCACCGTTATGGTTCAAGGAGATGATAGTGTTGAGCAATTTGTGATAGATGGCCAACAAATTTACCGTGATGCTTTAGGCAAATCTTGTAAGATGTACAATTTAGTGACATCGGATAGTTTCAATTTCTGTTCCACACAGTTTTGTGGTTCATATGAAGGATATCCAACAAATGTCATGAAGTGTATGGTTAATTTTCTCCAGCAAACTCCCGCTAATAGAGCGGATGCTGGGATGCTGCTCTTCCAATTGGAAGATCAGTTGAGACATTCTCCAGATAAAGCACGATGTATGTCTCTTGTAGTCTCTAGTGGATGGATGGATGAGTGGTTGTCCCCTTCTGCAGCAAGTGATTGTATTCCACAATCGGTCGATAATAAGACCTTAAATTGTTATTGGGTCGAACAGCCTAAGGAACCAAATCCTGTCTCAGGAGCTAATAAAATGCCTAGAGACTGCACGGATTCCCCGGTATTCAAGTTTACTTTGTTGTACTTAACCTTAATTGCTTTTGTACACTTCTTGATATATACTGGGAATTGTTCGATGTACAGTCCTGTTCCGTCATTGCAGTATCCAATACAAATGACGAATAATAAAACAAAGACTAAAAGAGTGGTGGTCGCCTCTTCCAGAAAGAAGACCAATAAAAGGAAAAACACCATGCAAGTGGTCCGATTCCAGCCAAATCAAGGCAATTTGAAACAATCACTTGTTTTGAGAGCTAAACCCTCTCCTAATATGAGTGGAGGAAAG